TTTTCTCTCTACATACAATATATAGCATACTAAATGTAGTATATCAAGGGGAAAGTTTTGTTTGTTTTCAATGACTTACAAGGTTTTTTAAAATAGACTAAGTTGCTCTTGAATGTGTGCGTGTA